AAGGGTACAAGGCCTTTCGCAAAGGTATGATTTGCGCTCCGGACGAGCAGCACGTAAAGCAGTATGCGGAGAATACAGTATTTGAAGAGGACTCGGCGGAAGTGTGCAAAAAAGGAATGCACTTTTGTAAAGACCCTCTCGCCGTTCTTGACTATTACCCTCTTGTTGACGAGAACGGAGAAATGACCGAATTTGCCGAGGTTGAAGCGTTAGACGAATGCTCAACTGACGACGGGCAGAAATACTGCACTAAGAAGTTAAAAGTAGGAGCCAAACTCAGTTTTCCGGCACTCGTTCAAGCAAGCGTCGATTTCGAGTTCGAAAAGAGTACGAAAACTAACACAAAAATGGAGGATGATGACGAAAAAATATCAAGTATGAGCGACTCGGCACGAATAGGCTCAAGTGGCGACTCGGCACGAATAGGCTCAAGTGGCGACTCGGCACGAATAGGTTCGAGTGGCAACTCGGCACGAATAGGCTCAAGTGGCGACTCGGCACAAATAGGTTCGAGTGGCTACTGGGCACAGATAGGCTCAAGTGGCAACTCCGCACGAATAGGCTCAAGTGGCGACTCGGCACAGATAGGCTCAAGTGGCAACTCCGCACGAATAGGCTCAAGTGGCGACTCGGCACGAATAGGTTCGAGTGGCTACTGGGCACGAATAGGTTCGAGTGGCAACTCCGCACGGATAGGCTCAAGTGGCAACTCCGCACAGATAGGCTCAAGTGGCAACTCCGCACGAATAGCAAGCTCCGGCAAACATAGTGTAATATGCTGTGCCGGAAACAACTCAATCGTCAAAGCCAAAATAGGCAGTTGGATAACCCTTTCGGAGTGGAAATTTAGCGATGAAGAAAATGCTTGTATTCCTATTTGCGTGAAGACAGAATATGTTGACGGCGAAAAAATTAAAGCGGATGTGTTTTATAAACTCGTCAACGGAAAGTTCGAAGAGGTAAACGTATGAGCATTGGAGATAACATCAAAGAGAAACGAAAGGCATTAAATCTGTCCCAAAAAGACGTAGCTCGCGCGGTAGGTATCTCGCAAGCCACAATGACTAATATTGAGAATGACTACAGAATAGTTCATTTATCTTTAATTAAACAAATCGCAAAAGTCTTGCAATGCTCATACCACGAGCTACTTGCAGGTAATGAGCAGAAAGAGTGTTTCGCGTACTCAGGTATAGGTTGTCAAATATTAACAGAAATGATATGCAGAACACGCGACTGCCCTTTTTTTAAGACTCAGCTCGATTATGAAGTTGACAAGAAGATTGCAGACAGAAAAGTGAGGAGGATGTGACAAAATGTTTGTTATTGAAACTTTAATAACTTTACTCATTTTTATGTGCGGTTTTATCATTGCGCCAACCCTCAGAGACACGCGTTCTGCCTTGTCCGAATTGAAAGAAGAGGTAATTGACAATGAAGACAGGGTTTAAATTCATCATTGGCTGTGTTGTCTTTATCGGAATTGTGTGCGGAATGTACTTCTTGAGCCTATTCTTGGCAAACCGTATAATCTTGTTTTTTCTTTGGTTTTTCACGCGTTAACGCAATGGAGGGTACAACAATGTACGAAGTATATTACGCCTATGGTATGAACAAAGGCACAACGATTACTTATACCTCTACATTAGAGGAGGCTACTTCCTTCGTAAAGGCAAAGGTGTTCGAACTATCCCAAAAAGGAATTGACGCACATGGCTATTACGGAATCCGAAAAATATAGGAGGAAATTCTAATGTCTAAATTTAGCAACGAAACCCTTAATCCGGGTGAGCACTTCATTTATAACGGAATCGAATTTATCTGCCTTGATATTATCGGCGAGAATTATCTCGCTATGACTGCAAAGCCCTATGCAGAAATACCATTCGACACTAATGGAAAGAATGATTGGCGTAAATCCTCATTGCGCCGTGTCCTGAACAACGATTTCCTTGACCTCCTCGACAGGAGGCACCTTATCAAGCAGACCTCTGACCTGATTGCAGAAAACGGAGATAAGGTATATGGCATAAGCGAGGACTATGTAACGATTCTCTCTTGTGACCAGTATCGCAAATATCGTGAAATCGTCCCTCTTTTCGATGAATGGATGTGGACACTTACTCCGTGGAGTTGCACCCCCGCTTTCTTGCACGATGTAGCCCTCGTCAAAACGACAGGCAATGTCTTCTACGGATATGCGGAAGTCATTAACGGAGTCGCCCCGGTTTGTCTTTTCTCATCCGAGAATCTGAAATTGCAACGTCGGGCGTGTCTCATAGGAGTTGACGAAGATGACGAAGATGACTACTAAATCTATAAGAGGAGCTAAATGCGTCGAATGCGGAGAACCTATCGGAAACGAATTATACCATTTTACCAAATGCCAATTCTATACTGTGTTTATTCATAAGAGATGTTATGAAAAGCTTCTTCCCAAGAAAGGCAAGTAAATGAGTAACAAGAAAATAGGCAATGATTTTGAAAAAAATTCTTAAATAACCAAGGAGGCTAACAACAATGTTAGAAATGAAAATTCAACTATCGGCAACAGAAGAACTTATTGCAGCGATGAAAAATCTTACCGCTGCACTTAACGGCGAGAACTTAAAACCCGTTGCAAAAGCAGGTGCATCGGCTGCATCAGCACCGATTGCACAGCCCGCAACGCCTGCTTTTGCAGCGATGAAAAAGCTTACCGCTGCACCGGTAGCGACACCTGCACCCGCACCCGGCGCACCTTTGAGTGCGACACCTGCTACTATGCCGACTATTGCTGAAACGGCTGCTGCTCCCGCTGTTCCGACCTCTGCACCGCAGTACACGCTTGATATGATTGCAACTGCGGGCTCGGCACTTATTGATGCCGGAAAGATGGATCAGCTTATGGGGTTGCTCGGCAAGTTTGGTGTGGCAAGTCTTACAGAACTTGCGCCCGAAAGCTACGGAGCTGTTGCAAACGAATTAAGAGCCCTGGGCGCAGCAATTTAAGGAGGGGATAACAATGCCAACACCGGAAAAACACGCTCTGCTGTCGGCATCCTCCGCAGCCCGTTGGCTGCATTGCACCGCAGCCCCTCGCTTTGAGGAGCAATTCCCGGAAAACACATCGGAATATGCGGAGGAGGGTCGCTTGGCTCACGCTATTTGTGAGCTGAAAGTTATTAAGCACTTTACTACGCAGATTAAGCCACGCACTTACACCTCAAGACTTAAAAAGCTGAAAGAAAACCCACTTTATCAGGACGAGATGGACAAGACCTCGGATCTGTACCTGGAGCACCTTACCGAAAGGGCTATACAGTATAACGCAAAGCCGAATGTGGCCGCCGAGGTGCAGGTTGATTTTGCCGAATATGTACCGGAGGGTTTCGGCACCTGCGATTGCATTATGATCGGCGGTGATACCTTGAGCATCACCGACTATAAGCACGGTAAGGGCGTGCCCGTATCGGCCGAAAACAACCCGCAAATGCGGTTATATGCCCTTGGTGCTCTGAAACGGTACAAGCCCGTTTATGGCGGCAGTATCAAAAAGGTTTGTATGACGATAGACCAGCCCCGCATTCAGACGGAGCCGAGCAGTGAAACCATAACGGTTGAGGAGCTGCTTGCTTGGGGTGAAAGCATTAAACCTATTGCCGCAAAGGCTTATATGGGGCTTGGGGAATTTTGCCCCGGTGAGCATTGCCGCTTTTGCCGTGGCAAGGCGAAATGCAGAGCCCGTGCAGACCAAAACACCGCACTTGAGGAATTTAAGGACTGCGTACCGCAGAACGCTGAAAAGCCGCCCCTCTTTGGGCAGGGCGTGCTTACGGATGCCGAAATTGGTGATCTGCTTGTAAGGGGCAAGGAACTTGTCAAGTGGTACAAGGATCTTGAGGAATACGCCCTCGGCACTATCCTCAAAGGCGGTACAATCCCCGGCTGGAAAGCCGTTGCAGGTAGGAGCAACCGCACCTTTACGGACACAGATGCAGCCTTTAACGCCGCTATGGCCGCCGGGTATGATAAGGCGCTCTTGTATGACCGCAAGCCCAAAACACTTACAGAGCTTGAGAAACTTATGGGCAAAACCGAATTCGCGGACAAGCTCGGCAGCTTTGTGGTAAAGCCCGTTGGAAAACCCACCCTTGCATTGCTTACAGATAAACGGGAGGCTTACAACCCTGCCGCCGCAGACTTTGCCGGGATAAATGCTTAAAGCTAAAACCCATTTTTAATGTTTATAAGGAGGCAAGCAACAATGTTTAACGAAAGTACTCCCCATGGACTTGAGGAAATGAGAGCCCGCAGCCAGGCCTGCGATATGCTGTCAGATATGTTAATCGAAGCAATGCTTGAAAGCGACGCACCGGAGGAAGCAAAGCTCGGCGTGCGTATCGTTCAGCAGGGCAAAAAGGTTAACAAAACTACACAAAAAATTATAGATGCGTTTGTCGGTGATTCTGCCACTATTAAAGCAAGCGACACCGAAACCCTCAAGCAGGTGCTTGAGTACCTCGTCTTGGTAGAGGTAGGGCTCAAGCAGTTTATGGAAACAAACAAGGCGCCAAATGCAAACAATGCGCCGAATGAAATTTAATGTAATAAAGGAGTTCAAGAATTATGTATCAGAACATTGCAACCAAAGTATTAACCGGCGAAGTAAGACTTTCCTACGCCAACCTTACTACCCCCAGAGCACCCCAGCAGGGTGGTGAGCCCAAGTACAGTGTTACGCTGCTTATCCCCAAAACCGACGCCGCAACCATTGCCAACATTAACGCCTCTATTAAGGCGGCGTATGATGACGGTGTAAGCAAGAAATGGGGCGGTGCACACCCCACACCCAAGCAGATTGTGCACGACGGTGACGGGCTCCGTCCGTCCGGCTTGCCGTTTGGTGATGAGTGCAAAGGGCATTGGGTATTGACCGCCAGCACCAAGAACAAGCCTCAAGTTGTCGGTATTGACAATCTTGATTGTGAGCTCGCCCCCTCGGACATCTACAGCGGTATGTTTGCCCGTGTAACTATTAACTTTTTTGCCTACGACACGGCGGGCAGCAAGGGTGTAGGCTGTGGCCTTGGTAATGTACTTAAAACCCGTGACGGTGAGGCTCTTGCCGGTGGTGCATCCGCAGCCAGCGACTTTGAGGGTCTCGGTCAGAGCTTTGCAGCACAGACGACCACCACTCCCGTTTATCCGCAGGCACAGCCCACTACGCCCCAACAGGCAGCACCCGCACAACCCACTACACCCCAACAGGCAGCACCCGCACAACCCACTACACCCCAACAGGCAACACCCGTACAGCCGCAGAGCCGTCCGGCGGTAAACCCGATCACAGGGCAGCCTTGGTAATATCACACCGGAAATTTACGAAAAGGAGGTAAAAGAGTATGGATCATTTAAGTATTGACCTTGAAACATTTTCAAGTGTGCCGATACAAAAAGCCGGTGCCCAAAAGTACATACAAAGCCCCGACTTTGAGATCCTCCTCTTTGCCTACTCCCTTAACGGTGCGGAGCCGGTGTGCTGTGATTTTGCCCAAGGCGAAACACTCCCAAAGTGGGTTGCCGAGGCGTTGCTTGATCCGCAGTGCTTAAAACACGCATACAATGCGCCCTTTGAGTGGGGCTGCCTGTCCCGGTATATGGGCAGGCAGCTGCCACCGGCGCAGTGGCGTTGCACAATGTTCCACGGCTTGTATGCCGGCTATACAGCGGGCTTGGACGCCACAGGAAGAGCGTTGGGCTTGCCGGAGGATAAACGTAAGCTGAATACTGGCAAAGCCCTTATACGCTATTTCTGCGTACCGTGTGCCCCATCAAAGGCAAATGGCGGCAGAACACGGAACTACCCACACCACGCACCGGAGCGTTGGGAGTTATTCAAAGAGTACAACCGCCAGGATGTTACAACCGAAATGGAAATTGAGCGCAGATTATCTGCTATCGAGGTCCCCGATTTCGTGCAACGGGAATGGGAAACGGATCTTATTATAAACAGCCGAGGCGTTGCTGTTGATATGGGGATGGTTGAGGGTGCCCTTGAGCTTGGAGCAACGGCCCGCAACACCCTTACAACCGAGGCTGTGAAAATATCCGGGTTAAGCAACCCCAACAGCGTAGCCCAACTTTCAGCTTGGTTGGAAAAAGAAACTGACAAAGAAATAACAGACCTGCGCAAGGACACCGTTGCCAAAATGCTTGCCCATGACGATAACAGCCCAGAGGTACAGCGTATGCTTGAGATCCGGCAGGAGCTTGGTAAGACAAGCACCAAAAAATACGATGCCATTGAGCAGGCTGTGTGCCAGGATGGGCGTGTGCGTGGGCTCTTACAGTTTTACGGAGCCAACCGCACGGGCCGCTGGGCAGGGCGTTTGGTGCAGGTGCAAAACCTGCCCCGTACCTATACAGAGCCGTTGGAGCTTGCCCGTGACCTCGTAAAAGGGCGTAAGCTGGATGCCTTAAAGTGCATTTACGGCAGTGTGCCGGACACGCTCTCACAGCTGATACGCACCGCATTTATAGCCGCACCCGGTAATGTACTGATTGATGCCGACTTTTCGGCCATTGAGGCTCGTGTTATTTCCTGGCTTGCCGGTGAGGAGTGGAGGCTTGAGGTTTTCCGCACCCACGGCAAGATATACGAGGCATCAGCCTCGCAGATGTTCGGCGTACCCATTGACCTTATAAAAAAGGGCAACCCCGAATATGCCCTCCGGCAAAAAGGTAAGGTTGCAGAGCTTGCCCTTGGTTATCAAGGCAGCACCGGCGCACTTATCAATATGGGTGCACTTGATATGGGCATACCGGAGGAGGACCTGCCCGATATTGTGAGCCGTTGGCGTGATGCCAACAAACATATAAGGGACCTGTGGTACAAGGTGGATGCCGCCGCTGTGCAGGTTATCAATCAAGGCGGCAGCGTGGGCGTAAGCAGCATTATACTTGCCCACGAATGGGATGCAACCCAAGGCACCGACTATATGACAATAACGCTGCCAAGCGGCAGAAAACTGTTTTACAATGCCCCGCAGATAGGCATAAATCGCTGGGGCAGACCATCCATCACATATATGGGCGTGAATGATAAAAATAAGTGGGGGCGCATCGAAACCTACGGTGGCAAGCTCGTTGAGAACTGCGTACAAGCCATCGCCCGTGATTGTCTGGCACAGGCTATTGAACACCTGGAGGCGGCAGGGCTGCCGGTTATCTTCCACATACACGATGAGGTGGTAATTGATATAAAGCCGTTTGCAGACAACGATGCGATGCTTGCAAAAACGGTTGAAATAATGAGCCGCCCTGTTCCATGGGCTCCGGGCTTGCCCCTTGGCGCTGATGGTTGGGTTGGTAAATTCTTTAAAAAAGATTAGGAGGCTCGGCTATGCAGTATATGGGAGGTAACATGGTGATAGGAGTGACGGAAATGGCCTTTATGACGCCGAATATGTTCTTGACGATATTGACAATCTCTTAAAAGAATTTGGGGGAGTGATACAGAATGGCTTGTAAAGATTGTTTGCATTATGAAGCGTGTAGAGATGTCAGGGACTTATTATTTCAAATTGTCGAGCAGCAGAAAGGAGTGTTGGAAATGAACAGAATAGAAGAGTTTAAGAAAGTAAAACAGATTATCAAAAATCTATATCCACAATTCAGTTTGGGAATATTCAACACTCGCAATTTGTGTGGGGACTTAACTATAAATATTTTTTCAGGTGAACATTTTGAAGTAGATATATGCTATCAGTATGAATATTTTGAGGTATTTGGCACAACCGATGAAGAATGGACTGAATTAGAAAGACTTTACGGAGAACTCACAAACGATTAGTTAATTGAAATTTGTTAGTTTATCAAAAAAGGAGTGATGATATGAGCAATGAAGTCGGATACGAGGACAAAGAGTTATTTCAGTTGAGCAACGGACGGTATATTATGCCCGAAGAACTCTCCGATAAGATGATTTACATAAAACGTATTCAGCCGGAGTCCTGTCAACCCGATAACACGGGTTACTCTTGGGACGAAACAATGATACCTTTTCCGAATAAAAAATACAGCGTTATATACGCAGATCCGCCGTGGAGCTACCAGGACAAGCGATGCAGTGGCAATGCTGCCGACCACTACCCCACAATGCGTATTGAGGATATATGCAGCCTGCCGGTGCAGGATCTGGCGGCTGATAACTGCGTGCTTTTCCTTTGGGCAACTTACCCTATGCTCAAAGAGGCATTGAAAGTAATTGAGGCGTGGGGCTTTAAGTATAAAAGCATCGGCTTTCAGTGGGTAAAACAAAACCGTAGCGGTAACGGTTACTTTTTTGGCCTTGGGCGTTGGACCAGGGGTAACACGGAGCCTTGCCTTATAGCTACTAAGGGTAAGCCCCACAGGGCAAGCAACAGCGTAAGCCAACTCATTTTTGCACCGCTGCGTGCCCATTCCCAAAAGCCGGATATTACACGAGATAAGATCCGAGAGTTGATGGGGGAAAATCACTCTTACATAGAGCTTTTTGCAAGGAATACAACACCGGGCTGGGATGTCTGGGGAAACGAGGTAAACAAGTATGGCAACTAAAATATACATAGCCGGAAAAATCACCGGCGATCCCAATTATAAAGCAAAGTTTAATGCCGCCGCAGAGGCGTACAAAAAAAAGGGTTACACCGTGCTTAACCCCTCTTGGATGCCACAGGGTATGCAAAAGGCAGATTATATGCGTATTTGCTTTGCAATGATTGACACCGCAGATGTGGCTGCTTTCCTGCCGGGTTATGAGACAAGCCCCGGTGCACAGCTTGAACTGCAATACTGCCTTTACATTGATAAAGATGTAAAGCTGCCGGAATGTACGCACCCTATGCCTATCCGTGAGGGTAACGGACCAGTAGTGTGCGCCCAATGTGGTGCTGTATTTAAGGAGGTAAAGATATGACCGGGCAGGAAAAAAGGCGATGAAAGCCGTGTTATACCTTGCTGAGAAAAACCCACGGCTCCGTTATGGCGGCACCTGGGTTGAGGATGTACATAATATGGAAACCTGCCAAAAAATACCCTTTATGGAGGCGGTGCGTATTGTTGAAGAAATGCTTTACGGTCCCATAAAGGAGGTAAACAACGATGGCTGATGCAGATAAATGCGCCGCTTGCGGCGAGATTATTCCGGAGAGCATCCGAGTTTGCCCTCCGTGTTCAAAGGAGGCACCCGAAATGGGCAACAGCAAAAACCCTTATTACAATAGCAAGGTCTACACCGATCCCGCCATGGGCGCGGGCGGTAAGGAGTAACCGCTATGCAATATGATCGTAAAATTGCCATAGCCTCCGGTGCAAGCAGGCGTGCAACCGTATGGACCACGCAAACGCTTATGGTATCGGAATTATGGCAAAAGTTAAAAGTGCCCGCAAGGGGCACCGAAACCCTTGCAGAATACCTAAATCTTAAAAAAGCACAGCAGGACGATCTCAAGGATATTGGCGGTTTTGTCGGCGGTACCCTTAATGGACCTCGCCGCAAGGCCAACAATGTGGCCGGGCGTGATATTATCACCCTTGACCTTGACAACATACCTGCGGGGCATAAAGACAATGTGCTCCGCATCGTGGAGGGTTTGGGCTGTGGGTACTGTGTTTACAGCACCCGAAAGCACCAGCCTGCTGCCCCTCGCCTGCGTGTGCTCTTTCCGCTTGACAGAACGGTAACGGCTGACGAATACGAGCCCATCGCCCGTAAAGCAGCTGAATATATAGGCCTTGAATACGCTGACCCCACAACCTTTGAGCCCAGCCGCCTTATGTATTGGCCGAGCTGCTGCCGTGATAGTGAGTACGTGTATGTTGTGGGTGATAAACCTTTCTTATCTGCCGATGGCCTGCTTGCACAGTACACCGATTGGCACGATATGACACAGTGGCCCGCCCTGCCGGGGCAAGCACAGTTTACCAAGCTGGCAGTAAAGCAAGGCGATCCGGACGGTAAAAACGGCGTTGTGGGTGCTTTCTGCCGTACCTATGACATACAGCGTGCAATGGACGAGTTGCTCCCCGGTATTTATGAGCCGGTTGACAATGTGCCCGGCAGATATACATACCTTGGAGGCTCTACCACAGGCGGTGCCGTGCTTTACGATGACGGCAAATTTTTATACAGTCACCACGCAACAGACCCCTGCGGCGGCCGCCTTGTAAACGCCTTTGACCTTGTGCGCCTGCACAAATATGGCGATAAGGACGATACCGCAGCCGCAGGCTCACCCACCAACCGCCTGCCCTCCTACCTTGCTATGTGTGAGTATGCCTGCGGGCTCTCGGATGTTAGCGCACTTATAAGCAAGGAACGGTATGAAAGCGCCGTTAAGGACTTTGACGGAATCACCGCTGACGAGAGCGAGGAGCCGGAAAATTGGATGGCGCTGCTTGAAAAGAATACCCAGACGGGTGCTGTTAAAGCCACCATTGACAATGTTCGTATTATCCTGGAGCACGATCCCCTGCTTAAAGGCAAGTTTGCGCTTAACGAATTTGCCGGCCGTGGTGAGGTGCTCGGCTCCCTGCCGTGGGATAAACGGGAAAAACGCCGCTTGTGGGATGATAATGATAACCAAGGGCTCTACTGGTACCTTGAGCGTGTGTATAAGATTTCCGGCAACGGCAAAGTGGATGGGGCTCTTTCCCTCCATTCCAACGCCCACGCTTTTAACGATGTAAAGGATTACCTCAAGGGCTTGCAGGGCAAGTGGGATGGCGTGCCCCGCCTCGATTGCCTTTTTATAGATTACCTCGGCGCAAAAGATACGGCATACAACAGAGCTGTAACCCGCAAGGCTTTTACCGCCGCCGTTGCCCGTGCTATGACACCCGGCTGCAAGTATGACAATATGGTTATTTTGGCCGGTCCGCAGGGCATCGGTAAAAGCACCCTATTGGATAAAATGAGCCGTGGCTGGTTCAACGATAGCATACGCACCTTTGAGGGCAAAGAGGCAAGCGAACTGCTCCAGGGCGTTTGGCTTGTGGAGGTATCGGAGCTTGATGCTTTCCGGCGTACCGATGTAAGCCGCATTAAGCAGTTTTTGAGTCTGCGTGCGGATCGTTTCCGTGCGGCGTATGGGCGTAATGTTAAGGAACTGCCCCGCACTTGCATCTTTTTCGGTACTACCAACACCGCTGAATACTTGCAGGACACCACTGGCAACCGCCGCTTTTGGCCGATAGACACCGGCGAACAGAGACACACCAAAAACGTATGGCGTGACCTCGACACGGAAGTAGATCAGCTGTGGGCAGAGGCGTATGTGCGGTGGCAAGCCGGTGAGCCGCTGTACTTAACCGGTGCCATTGAGGATGCTGCCAAGGAAAAGCAAGAGGAACACAGAGAGGCATCCAGCCGTGAGGGTATCGTGCGTGAATTTATGGAGCGCTCGGTGCCGGACGATTGGAGCAAGTGGCCGCTTGATAAGAGGCGTATGTTCTGGGGCGGCATAACAATGGGCAGCGACAGCCTGCACCTTGTACCCCGTGATCGTATTTGCGCCCTTGAGGTTTGGTGCGAGGCTTTTGGTGGTAACATTAAAGAAATGAAAAACACCGACACCAGAGAGCTTAACGCCATAATGGCGGCAACGCCGGGCTGGCAAAAGTCTGCCGGTGTCTCATATTTTGGTCCGTATGGCACACAGCGTGGGTTTAATAAAATCTAACAATTAGCATCTAACATTTTGTTTTTCGTGTAGAATTGTTAGAAAAATACCATCTAACATTTTTACACGGAAAAGCATTGTTTTGTTAGAATGTTAGAAAAAATGTTAGACCGAAAACCGTATAAAATAAGGGTTTTTATTACTTTTCTAACATTCTAACATTTTTTCCTATAGAGTATAAAATTAGAGAGTTTGAGAGTAAAATTACGCTCTAACCCGCCTGTTTGCGTGTATTACACGTGCGCGCGTAAGAATGTTAGAAAAGGAGGAAAACGATGCTTGAAAAAACTGTTGAAAAAGAATTGTGCGACAGGGTAAAAAATGATCTCGGCGGCTGGGCATTAAAGTTTGTAAGCCCCGGACAAAACGGCGTACCGGATCGCATTGTGCTTGTGCCGTATGGGCGTATATATTTTGTGGAAACAAAGGCACCCGGTAAAAAACTGCGTAAGCTGCAAGAATATGTTTGCGGTTTGATAAAGCGATTAGGTTTTAGGGTGCTGCGGATAGACACCAAGGAAAAGGTGGAGGCTTTCGTAAGGGAGGTGCAAAGGGATGAGTAAGGTACAGCGGCAATGCGATTGGTGCGGAAAAACGATCTTCCGATATCCAAGTCAATTTGCCGGAAAGCAAAGAATCTTTTGTTGTAGAAAATGCTTTGATGAATATTCCACCAAGGCATTAAACCCAAACGGATATGCATATAAAGATTTCTCAAAAAGCAGCGAATTTTTACACACGCATAATGCTGAATTTAATAAGCATCGTATGACTCCGACGGTGAGATGGAAATTACGAAAGGCACACTTGAATACCGGCGCAGGAAAAACATACACAAAGTTCCTGTCAAGACACGAGCACAGGGTTGTTGCTGAACTTATGCTTGGCAGAGCATTAAAACCAGGTGAAGTTGTTCACCATATCGACGGAAACAGACGGAATAATAATCCCAATAATTTAATGGTGTTTAGCAGTCAAAAAGAACACGCTGCTTTTCACGCAAAAGGAGGTGGTCAAAATGGAGTATAAGCCGCATAACTATCAGGCGTATTGTATAAACCGTATCGTAAATGATCCGGCAGTCGGACTGTTTTTGCGGCCTGGTTGAAGGCTTGGGAAAAACCTCAATAACACTTTCGGCAATAAACATTTTGAAATACTTTAAGTGGAGCATTGCAAAGGCTTTGGTTGTAGCACCTAAAAAGGTTGCAGAGGGCACCTGGAGCAAGGAGGCTAACAAGTGGAATCACTTAAAGCATCTGCGTGTGGTTACGGTCCTGGGATCGTCTGCAAAGCGTATAAAGGCACTTAACACCCCTGCGGATGTGTATGTTATAAACCGTGAAAACATACCCTGGCTGGTTGAATACTATCAGCAAGCGTGGCCGTTTGATATGGTGGTGCTTGACGAAAGCACGAGCTTCAAGAATGGCCAAAGTAAACGCTTTAAGGCAATGAAACTTGTAAGGCGTTTTTGCAAAAAGGTTGTGCTGCTTACCGGCACACCGTCCTCCAAGGGGCTTATGGATCTGTGGGCGCAGATTTATTTGCTTGACGAGGGTGCACGGCTGGGCAAGAATATAACACAATTCCGCACACGGTACTTTGACGCCAATACACACGGGGGGCGTTTTACCGATTACAAACCAAAAGAGGACGCCGAGGCGGCGGTGCTTAACGCCATAAGTGATATTTGCATATCAATGAAAGCCGAGGACTACCTGGAATTGCCTGCTTGTATCGAGCACGATGTTCCCGTAGTGCTTGATGATAAGACAATGAAAGCGTACAAGCAATTTGAGCGTGATCTGCTGCTTACCATTGACGAGGACACCATAACCGCAGGTACAGCCGGGGTGCTTACCGGCAAGCTGTTACAGTTTTGCAGTGGTGCAATGTATGACAATGACCGCAAAGCTGTACATATTCACGATTGCAAAATCGAGGCCTATATGGAGCTTTTGGAAAGCCTAAACGGTGAGCCTTGCATTACATTCTATGGCTATCAACACGATAAGGATCGAATCCTTGCCGCCCTTGAAAAAACAAAGCTGCGGGTGTGCGTTTATAAAGGCACCGAGGACGAGGATGCCTGGAATAGTGGCAAGGTTGATGTGCTGTTGGTGCACCCAAGCAGCTGCGCCTATGGGTTAAACCTGCAAGCGGGCGGTCGGCACATTATCTGGTTTACACCAAACTGGAGCTTTGAGCTTAACGATCAAGGAAAGTGCCGTTTGTGGCGGCAGGGCTCCCCGTATGATAAGGTTTATGTGCATTACCTTATTGTGCAGGGGTGCGTTGATGAGGACGTGCTTGATGCCATACGGGATCGTGCAGGCACACACGAAACCGTGATGCAAGTGCTTAAAGCCCGTATCAAGAAAATAAAGGAGTAATTTTTATGGATAATAAAACAGCAAAAGAAGTTGGCAAGCAAATCACAAAGAGAAAACGCCCCGACCTGTCGGAATCGCAGACCGTTCATACTGAGCCGGGAGACAATCGGAAATACATTCTGCATTCGCTTCGCTTGGCTGAGTTGCCGAAACTGAACTTGACGAGTGTTGAAGAAGTGACACAAAGGATAAAGGACTACTTCACAATATGCGCCGAGGATGATATGAAACCAAGTGTTGCAGGATTGGCTCTCGCTATGGATATTGATAGACGGTATCTGTGGGAAATCAGAGAGGGGCGAAAAGGTAAAAATCCCGCGGTGGCGGACACGCTAAAAAAAGCGATGAAAATTCTTGATCTCCAAATGGTCGACTATATGCAGAACGGCAAGATTAACCCCGTGTCCGGCATTTTCCTGATGAAGAACAATTTCGGCTATGCCGACAAGCAGGAAGTTGTACTCACCCCCAATAATCCGCTCGGCGACACAAAGGATACAAAGGAGCTCGAAGAGCAATATATAGACAGCGTAGTTGAAGATTGAAAAATTTGACCGAAGCAAAAATTTGACCGAAGCAAAAATTTGACCGAAGCAAAAATTTGACCGAAGCAAAAATTTGACCGCTACCTTTTTAGGTGGCGGTTTTCCTTTTTTTGTATCCGTTCTTCTACCCTTTTGTTATTTATGGGTTGTTGACATTTTGTTTGTTATGTCCTCTCGCTCTCTCTGTGGCTCTCTATTACGCTTTTATGTCCTATATGATGAAACTACATTGCCGACAAATAAAAATTGATTGTAGAGCGTTACAGAGGACGTACACCGAAAAGCAATAAAAAAAGAACCCCGAGAACGTGCCCCGGAGGTTCTTTTTTTATGTCTTGTTGTTTAGAATGATGTATACCTTTTTGTAAATGCAATGTCCCCACGCCCGACTACGTCATTTTTGCAAGCCTCGACGGCTTCGGCAAAGGTTGAAAATTCAAAAATACCGCTTGCGCCTATTGATAGACAATTCTTGTATGCTTTGGCGCAAATAAATTTTCCATCAGCGTTTATAAAAACCGCGTAATTTTCATTAACTTTAATTGCGAAAAATTCAAAAGGTTCGTCATTATATATAAAATGCTCGTTAATTGCTATGCTGCCAAAATCAATATTTTTAGTTCCATCTTTTTTAATTGTTTTCATTGCTTGTTGCTCCTTTTCTGTATTTCTGTACGTCGAGTATATCATATCAAATTTACGGGGTTAAAGCCTTAAAGCTTTAACCCCGCAGCGCTCGCTACAATGGCGAACGGCAAAATTAAAAATAATATTAAAATCATTAGTGCGTCTCCTTTTTTAAAATATAAAAAATAGGTTTGAATTTCGGGCGGTGATTGCGTAATATTCGCCCGTTTCGGTGTTCCGAATCAAACCGCCATTGATGCCATATGTGCCGGAGCTGTAGCCGATCTTTTCGCAGTGTTTCCATTGTTCTTTAACTTCGGCGGCGGGCGCGTTCGTTAGATCGTGCGCCATACCGCAGCGGACAAGGTTTTTTAATTCTTTTAATGTGTATTTTCTCATTTCTGCGCCGCCCCTTTCTTTAACTCTCTATATATAAGCATTGTAAGTGTTTTTTCGGCTTGTTCTTCGATGTATCGTGCTTTTTCTTCGTCTGTTTCCTCAAGGATTGCGCCGAGGTCATCAACTGCGGAGCGGTTATAGTAATAGCAAGTGTCAAGGACTCCGCAAAGCCCCGCGCACCAATCAACAAACGCTGCAAATTCGTTATTTCGATAATAGCGGAAGTCTCCCGGTGTGCTGTATTTTTCGCTTTTAAATGTGGCTAAAATAAAGCGGGCTGTTTCGGGGAAGTCCTCCGGCGGGTTGTCCGTGTAGTTCTCAGGCGCAAAGCCGTTCATAATGTACGCCCGGATATTTTCGGCGGCTTTTTTACTGTTTGTTTTTAGCATTGTATATCCTCCTTGTAATTGTGCCGGGTATGTGCTACAATAGAGGAGCAGCCGCCCGGCGTGGGTGTGTTGTTGTGGGCGTTCCGCTTTTGCTTTGGTCGGCTGTGCGGTGCGCCCTTTCTTATTACGATTATTATTATACCATAATAATCGTAAATGTCAATAGATAATTCAAGATTTATCGTAAAAAAATACTTTTTTTCGTTTCGTGTGCGTTCCTCCGGTCCGGATCGTGTCGGGGCTAAGGTGTACCCGTGGGGGATTATGGCGGGCGTTGTGGGCGGGGGTGAGTGCCGTAAGCACACTCGAAAAATAAAAAGGACTTTTTACGAAAAACTATTGACAAGTTATCGTATACGGTGTATAGTGTAATCGTAAAAAGATTTGGGAGGTCGTTTCTATGAATGTCGTCGCCTATGTCAGAGTTAGTACTGACGGTCAACTTGGGGAGGATAAATTTGGTCTTGACGCTCAGAGGGAACAAATCATAGAATATTGCGCAAAAAACGATATGAATATTCTGAAATGGTATTCGGATGAGGGTGAAAGCGGTGCTAAGTGCAGACCGGGTTTTGATGAAATTGTTTATGGGGATGTAACCAATCCTCCTTATGAAGCCGTTGTTGTAGCGAAGTCCGATAGAGTAGCAAGAGACATTAACGTATATTTCTATTATCAAGGTGCTTTGCTTAGAAAGAATATTAAACTTATAAGCATTTGCGAAGATTTTGGACAATTTGGTGTTTTTGCAAATATGCTCAAAGCATTTACTCTGACTTGTGCCGAGATGGAAAGAGATAACATCAACAAGCGCACGAGCGGAGGTCGCAAAATTAAAGCGGCTCGTGGTGGTTATAGCGGTGGTAGACCCCCTTACGGTTATACCCCGCAAAACGGTAAACTCGTTATTGTTCCGGAAGAAGCCGAGGTAGTTCGATTTGTTATTCAATCAAAGGAAAAAGGGATGACTTATCAAATGATTTGTGATTCTCTCAATAAGGCGGGTAAAACCAATCGTAGCGGAACTAAATTCAGCATTAGTACCTTACAAGTGATTATTGAAAACAAACCGCTTTATCAAGGAATGTACCGCTACGGCAAAGGTAGTGAGTGGGTTAAAGGAGTTCACGAACCCATTCTCACAAAGGAGGTATAGCAATGAGTAGACCTGTTTATTTTATTTTTGATGGTTGGTATTATAAAATAATAGGTACTATTTTGGCGTTTGTCGGCGTATTCGTCGTTATACCGATACTCTTGCTTCCACAAACAACAGCCTCTGACAAGCACACAAAGGAGGTTTTAACTCGCATAGACCAAGGTGACATAGATTATACGTTTGGGGACGTGTCGGAACTCGCATCGTGTTTTACCACAAACGAACAAGGTGAAAAGTACAAAGGGAAAATAGTTAGTTTTACGTGTGTTGTATCATACATCGGTGAAGAGACGTATGACGATTGTCACCCGGGAATATCTTTGAAAAGCGAGAAAACGGGTAAAATCTTAGCTAACTGTCGTGTAGCAATTCCAAACAAAACCAGATATTCAACCGTTGCCGAGTTGAAAGCTCAATTTAACGAGGGTGACAAAATTACTGTGATAGGTGAAGTTGCTGGAGGAGGCGGCGGTTATGGAGCTCTTAATATAGATAATTGCAAGGCTATCAAGTGTAGCTAATTGAATAAGGCGCGTATAATCGGGTGCGCGTAAACAGTCAACAGGGACTATCTCATTTGAGGTAGTCCCTTTATTTTTTTTGGAGGTAATAATGCGAAAAGTAAGTATTTTAGGAACAACGTACAGCGTACATACGGGTGTCTCGTATCAAAAAGATGCCGATCTTAAAGGTTTATTCGGATATTGTTCTCATATAAAGCGAAAAATCGTGGTGGGCGATTTGCTTACTTGTGATGGTTGGTCAAATGAACGAGAAGAAGACCTAAAAGCGCAAGAGCGGCTAACACTTCGTCACGAAATTATACACGCCTTTCTTAACGAGAGTGGATTAACTTCAAGCAGTAATGGGGTTGACTGCTGGGCAAAAAACGAAGAAATGGTTGACTGGATTGCTATTCAATATCCGAAGATTAAAAAGGTATTTCAGCAGTTAGGGTGTGATGAATAATTATGAATAAGTTACTGATTACAAAAATTTTTCAGAAAATAAAAAAGGCACCTACGGACATCACCGCCTATGAGGATTTGTTCTCACTTTGCCGAAATATTGAGCAGGAGGATTTTGCACTTGCGCATTCAACCAATGAGGCATTGAGGAAGAGAATCTCGATAGCAATAAAGTACAGAAAAAATGTTGAGGGTTTCTTTGAACTGTACAAAAAGACATTGCTCTTTGATGCACCACACTTTTTTGACTCTTATCTTCTCTATCTTGAAATAAATCGTAAGCCGGAGGAACGGTTCTATCAGCCACGGCGCAGAGTTCTCAAACGGGTAGTCGATGCTTTGCAGAAACTAAACAATGACGAGTTGGACGAATTATTTATATCTATGCCCCCTCGTGTCGGCAAGACAACCATTTTGATGTTCTTCGTTACTTGGCTTATCGGCAGAAAGAGCGAGGCATCTAACCTGTATTCGGCATATTCCGATACCATTACCAAAGCATTTTACAACGGTGTTTTGGAAATCATAGACGACCCTGTAACCTATCTGTGGCACGATGTTTTTCCGAATGCTAAGGTCGTTCAGACCAATTCGCAAGACGAGACAATTAACATTGACCGAAGAAAACGATACCCCTCGCTGACTTGCCGGTCGCTATACGGAACTTTGAACGGCGCGTGTGACTGCAACGGGTTTGAAATTTCCGATGACCTTATCGGCGGTATTGAGGAAGCACTTAATAAAGACCGCCTTGTTTCTGCGTGGAGCAAGGTGGATAATAACCTGTTGCCCCGTGCAAAAGAAAAAGCCAAAATTCTTTGGTGCGGTACACGGTGGTCTATGGTCGACCCTGCCGGTCTGCGAATGGAACTTTTAGAAAATGACGAACGGTTTAAGAATCGCCGTTATGAGATAATCAACCTCTCGGCTCTTGATAACGATGATGAGAGTCAGTTCGACTATGATTATTCCGTAGGTTTCTCTACTGAGTATTATCGTATGCGTCGCGCTTCATTCGAGCGTAATAACGATATGGCATCGTGGCAGGCTCAGTATATGGGAGAGCCTATAGAGCGAGACGGCGCGTTATTTTCACCGGGAGAATTTCGTTACTACAACGGTGTTTTACCCGACGAAGAACCTGACAGGGTGTTTATGGCCGTAGACCCTGCTTTCGGTGGCGGTGACTTTGTAGCTTCTCCCGTGTGCTTTCAATATGGGGACGACATCTATGTACACGATGTTGTCTATGATAGCGGAGATAAGAGAATAACACAGCCATTGTTGGCGCAGGCCGTTATCAAATACAACGTAGCGGCGATGCAGATTGAAGCGAACAAATCTACCGAGGCTTATAAGGACGGTGTGCAAGATGAGCTTAAAAAGCAAAACCGCAGAATAAACCTTACGACTAAAGCCGCTCCGTCCGATAAGGCTAAGTACCAACGTATATTTGATAAAGCTCCCGATATACGTGAGAATATGATTTTTAGAGAGTCCGGCAAACGCAGTAAGGCGTACAGTTTGTTTATGCAGAACGTTTTCTCTTACAAAATGTTCGCAAAAAACAAGAACGACGACGCGCCTGAAAGTCTTGCTATGGCTATGGATATGGTACGAGGTTCTACGATGCGCACACAAGTGTTTAAGCGCCTGTTTTAGCCTTGGCGTAATATTTTGTAATATTTCCTGAAATTTTAAAAATTTAATGTATAATTTACACAAAGAGGTATAAGGTGGTGCACGAAACGGATACTTTACTTGGTCGAAAAGTCATATATACAGACGAAGACGAAATAACGCAAGATAATGTTTTGGAGGTTCTGAATGACGCTATGCTCATTCATTCTGTAAACCGCTCCGAAATAGATTATCTGTATAAGTATTATCGTGGCGACCAGCCTATCCTCAAGAGACAGAAAGATGTTCGTCCGGAGATATGTAACCGTATAGTAGAAAACAGAGCAAATGAGATTGTGTCTTTTAAAGTGGGTTATCTTATGGGAGAACCCGTTCAGTATGTAGGCCGTGGACGAGTAAACGCCGATGAGCTTAACACTCTGAATGACTTTGTTTTTGCAGAAGACAAGGCGGCTAAGGATAAAGAGCTCGCGGACTGGTTTACAATATGCGGGACATCTTACCGTATGATTTTGCCTGACCCCAAAGACGAAGCGGACGAATCACCCTTTGAAATTTATACGCTCGACCCACGCAATGCTTTTGTTGTATATCACAGCGGTTTAGGTAACAAGCCGATGATGGGTGTTAAGTATGTTATCAAGAAAAACGGAAGCATTGTATTTTCGATTTATACCAAAAATCAGTATTTCGAGGTATCACAGCCCGGAGTATTCAGTCAGAATAGCAGTAATAATTATAAAACGATAACGAGGGTGGAGAATCACACTCTCGGTGATATTCCGATTATAGAATACCCCGCTAATTCTTTTAGACTTGGCGCTTTTGAAATTGTACTTCCCCTACTGGACGCAATGAATGTTATAGCTTCAAATCGTATTGACGGTGTTGAGCAGTTTATACAGGCGTTACTGATATTAAAAGGTATTGACCCCGAGGATGTTGAGATTAAAGAGCTGCGCGAGAACGGCGGGCTCGCCTGCCCTCCTGATGGTGACGCTTATTATCTTACACAAGAGCTTAACCAAACGCAGACACAGACTCTTGTAGATTATATGTACCAAACTGTACTTACAATATGCGGTATGCCTAACCGCAACGGTGGCAGCTCAACAAGCGATACCGGCTCCGCGGTTATAATGCGCGACGGGTGGCAGGCTGCCGAAGCAAGAGCTAAAGACACAGAGCTGATGTTCACGATGTCCGAAAAGCGGTTCTTGCGCCTCGCTATTCGTATATCAAACACCACTCGTGATATGAATTTGAAATTGTATTCTATTCAAATACGATTTACAAGGCGTAATTATGAGAACATACAGGAGAAGTCTCAAGTATTAACTACTATGCTTGCCAATGATAAGATTCACCCGAAATTGGCTTTTGAGCATAGCGGTATGTTTATTGACCCCGACCTTGCATACACGATAAGTGCTGAGTATGCCGAGGCAAACAAAGCCAAACAATTACGAGAACTTGAAAAAGCTGCGGAGTATGAAACGGCAAAGGCCAAGTCTGCTGCTGTTACTGAGCAGAGCAATCAATCGCCCGACGATACATCAGCCACTTAACGCGAGGTATGAAGTATGTACGAACTGACCGATATAGTTATCGAAAACATTCGGAAAGAGTTGATACGCGATTTCTCAAAGCTTAAAAGCTTGCTCTCTTATGACGAGTTAAATGTGATGTCTGCTACTAAAGACGTTTATTCTAAGATAGACCTTTATGTAAGACAGATGTTTTTACAGTTAATGCAGGCGGTGTACAAAAAGGTAACCAAAAGAACCTGCCCGTATAACTACGCGTGGCTTGAGAGCTTTCTTCTTGAATATGACGAAGTAAGTAAATATGTTTATGCTAATGAATTCGAGAGAAAAAGAGACCGATTAGCTGAGGCTCTGATAGCCAGCCCTAAAAAGAACGAGGAAATAGACGCTGCTTTACGTTATTTGTCTTTTATGCTGACGGCGTATGCTGTTAGAGTTACGGATCAGGTGGTTTTGACGGCTTATCGAGACATAGGTATAGGCGCAGTCAGATGGAAAGCCGAAAAGGACAATAAGACTTGTACCATTTGTAAACATCGCAATGGGCATATTTATGATATTGAGCAAGTACCCCCTAAACCGCATTTAAATTGTCGTTGTGAGTACGAGGAGGTTTGATATGAAGTTACCCCCGGAAGCTACAGAAGAAATCGAAAAAATATTAAAAAAAGGTAATACTGTAGAGTTAAAAAAAGAAAAAGGTTACATTGTTATCGTGGAGATACAACGTAAAGCAAAACACAAGTCAATATTGTAGATACGCATAAACGGTTGCGTAGGAACAGTCAACAGGGACTATGAGATATTCTCATAGTCCTTTTTTTATTTCACAAGAGGGAACTTGTAAAAACGCAATTGGGAGAAAACCCAACTCAAAAACGGAATTTAAAATGCAGTGAAGCATTACAAAAACGCAGGAGGATTAAAATGCCAAAAATCGAAACAGGAAACATTGAAGGCTACGAGAGTATGACTGTGGAACAAAAGTTGTCAGCCTTGGAAAACTATGAGCTTCCTGATAACAATTCAGAGCTTGAGAGGTACAAGAACGCTGTCAGCAAAGCCAATTCAGAAGCTGCAAGCTGGAAGAAAAAGTATCAGACTCAGCTCTCAGACGACGAAAGAAGCAAACAGGAACGAGAGGACGAATTAACAACGTTGCGCTCGAAAGTGGAGGAAATGGAGAAAGAAAAGCTTGTGACAGGGCATACCGCCCGCTTCCTCGCTTTAGGGTACGAAGAAGCGTTAGCTAAGGAGACCGCTCAGGCTCTCGCCAACGGTGAGACTGATAAGGTTTTTGCAAATCAAAAAAAGTTCCTTGAAACGCACGATAAAGCATATAAAGCTTCGCTAATGAAAGAAACCCCTACACCCCCTCCCGGACAGAGCGGAGAACAGAAAAAGGATTACAACGCAATGATTGTAGATGCTCAGTCTCGCGGGGATTTTGGGGCGGCTGCTTATTATATGCGTCTCCGGGAACAAGAAAAAACTAATTAAAGGAGAACGTTAAAAATGGCAGACACTATTGCTACAAGTTTCGGGGTGTTGAATTACTCCGGAATGTTATTCAACAAAGGTAATACAAGAACACCTTTGTCATCGCTTATCGGCGGAAAGATGAAAACTACCAACAGCACCGAGTTTGTTGTAGGTCAGAACTACGAAACTGCGGGCGGCGCACAGCCGGAAATAAGCGAAACCGCGTCGCTTACTGCTCCTGATGCAAGCGTCGTAACACGTACACAGATGACTAACGTCACGCAGATTTTTCAGGAGACTGTGGGTATATCTTACGCTAAGCAGTCCAATATGGGAACTCTTGCAGGTGCTAATATCGCTAATCAGGTTGCAAACCCCATCAACGAGCTCGACTTTCAGGTGGCTGCAAAGATGCAGAAAATAGCACGTGACCTTGAGTATACATTCGTCAACGGTGAATACAGCAAGGCCACATCCGACGCGACGTTTAATAAGACAAGAGGTCTCGTTACCGCTATAACCACTAACGTTAAGGCAATGGCCAAAAAGCCACTCGGTCTGTGGGATGTTGCTGATATGGTTAAGAAAGTATACGAGAGTAATGCTCCTACTACAGGACTTTGTCTCTGGTGTGACGCTGTAACGATGTTCCAGATTAACGCTGACGCGGTACAGAACGGACTTACTGTCGTTCCTGCGGCGCGTGAAGTTAACGGTATATCTCTTTCAAGTGTTGTAACACCTATCGGCGTTGTGTATCTCTACCTCGGCGAGTGCTTACCGGCAGGTACTGCTCTTCTTCTTGACCTTGATGTAATAGCACCTGTCGGACAACCTGTTCCGGATAAGGGCAATTTCTTCCTTGAACCTCTCTCAAAGGTTGGTGCAGGTGAGAAATATCAGATATTCGGTCAGATGGGTCTTGACCACGGCCCGGAGTGGTATCACGGAAAATTTACGGGTATTTCTACCACTTTTGAGGCACCGAAATACAGCCGTAGCGTTTATGTTGCAGGTGGTTCTATTAACACCACTACTTCCGCTGTTGGCGGTTAATAATCAAAGGAGGCAGACAAATGACCGAAGAACAGAAACTCTCGCTGTTAAAAGCAATGATAGATACAGACGAAGAGGATGTGTCTGACGAGACTTTGTCTGCCTATTTGTTTTTAGCCGGGCGCAAAATTATGGAGAAACGCTATCCGTTTCACACCGATAAAACAGAAGTGCCCGAGAAGTATCAGGCATTACAAGTGGAAATAGCGTGTTATCTCATTAACAAACGCGGTGCGGAGGGCGAGACAACTCATAGCGAAAACGGTATCTCCCGATCATATGAAAGTGCGAGCGTACCGAACAGTATGTTAGACGGTGTTATTCCTGTCGCAAAGCCTTTTAGTTTCGGCGGTGATGACGTATGAAATCACTTCAAAGAAACAAACAGACATTTTACTATTCCAATTACGCAGGTAAAAAGTCGGTGGTGGACGACAGCGGATATGAGACGGGAGAACCTGAAATCATATATACCCCTCCGCTGCGCGCCAAAGCAAACATTTCCGCCGTGCAGGGTGAAACACAGATTGAACAATTTGGCACATCTATAACGTATGACCGTGTCATTGTTACAACAGAGCGATTACCTATCGATGAAAATTCCATCTTATGGGTAGATGTTTTACCCGATTTTGAGAATAGAGCACTCAAAACCGAAAGAGGCAAGCTAATAGACAGCGAGAACGGTAAAGTGCTGTTAACAGAAGGGGCAAAAATTCCCGGAAATTACGACTACATCGTTAAAAAAGTAGCCACTTCTTTAAACAGTATGTCTATAGCTATCAGTAAGGTGGACGTGTCGTAATGGTTATTAAGGTAATAGGGGCTGACAGTTTAATGAACAAACTAAAAGCCTATCAAAAATCTATCGAAGAAAAGCAACATCGCCTTTTAAACGAGCTTTTCAAGATAGGCATTGACGTTGCGAGCGTCAAATTCCAAACAGCACAGTACGACGGTGATAACGATGTGGTTGTTAATCGCCAGCCTGAGTGGGTCGGAGATAACAAACTGTTTCTGACGGCGACCGGCAAAACCATTACTTTTATAGAGTTCGGTACGGGCGTACATTACGCAGAGCAGCACCCGAAAGCTGCCGAGCTCGGCGCTGTCAGAGGAGAATACGGGCAAGGTAAAGGCTCCAGTGATACGTGGGGGTATTATGGCTCTCCCGGCACAAACGGGCGTGAGAGGAAAGACACAGACAAAGGGACGTTAGTTCTTACTCACGGTAATCCCCCTGCTCGTGCGATGTACGACTCTGCTAAAGAAATGCGTAATCGAATTGTAGATAAGGCACGGGAGGTATTTGGAAAGTGATAGACATCGAGAATGAAGTTTTCACACGTGTTAAAACCGCGTTGACAAAACAGTTTCCGAACATCTCTGTGGAAAGTGTTACAAATTACAGCCCCTCCAAATATCCGTTTGTGTGTATTGAAGAGGCAGACAACTATTCGTATGTTTCTACAAGAGATACGGACAGTAATGAGAATCACGCTGTCGTAGTGTTTGAAGTTAACGCTTATTCCAATAAAGCGGCGAGAAGAAAAAGCGAGTGCAAAGCTATCATAGCAGCTGTAGATAAAGTAATGCTCGGGTTAGGCTTCACTCGTAATACGAAAACCCCAATCAATTTAGACGATGCCACCAAATACCGTATTTTTGCACGATACACAGCGGTGGTATCAAAAACCGATACAATTTATAGGAGGTAAAATAAATGGCTATCTCAACGTATAAGGTTTTCCTTATGAAGAAAGGAACTACCGGAGATACATACGAAAAACTTATTGATATTAAAGAGTTCCCCGATCTCGGCGGTGCTCCGGAAATGCTCGAAACAACGACCTGTTCCGACCCTGCACAGACATACATTAAAGGTATTCAGTCGCAGGACGCGCTTGAATTTACCGCTAATTACACTAAAGAGGATTACGACAAGCTCTCTAAGTTGAGCGGTATTGAGACTGACTACTCCGTGTGGTTTGGTGGAACAGAAGCGGCAGGCAAAGCCACCCCCACCGGCTCAGACGGTAAGTACGATTTCAAAGGTGATTTGTCTGTATATATCACCGGCGGCGGTACTAACGAAGTCGTAAGTATGACGGTTTCTATAGCTCCGTCAACCGTAATAAGTCCTAACGCAGCAGGTTAATGTGAGGAGGAGACATAATGGCAAAACAGTTATGTATTAAATACAACGACAAGGAGTATACGTTGGAATATACTCGCAAATCCATTGAGCTGATGGAGAGGAGAGGTTTCAAAATATCTGATATTCAGGATAAACCCGTAACCACTCTTCCGGCATTGTTCGCGGGAGCGTTTCTCGCACACCACAAATTTGTAAAACCCGAAGTCATCAATGAGATATTCACGAAGTTGACAAACAAGGACGAGCTTATCAATAAACTCGCTGAAATGTACAACGAGCCTATCATTGCTATGTTAGGCGATACGGAAGACTCAGAGGGAAACTTGAATTGGGAGCCGAGCTGGTAAGTAGCCCGTCTCCCAATAAGGGGGGCGAGTCTGAAAACGACTCTGCTCCCCTTGTTTCATATACGGAGCAGTTTTATCTTTACTTACCGTTCTATCTGTCAATAGGGATGACCTATGACCAATATTGGAATGAAGATTGCTGCTTAGTTAAATATTATCGTGAAGCCTTTAAACTACAGAGAGATAGGAACAACGAGCAATTGTGGCTACAAGGTATGTACATATACGAAGCTTTTTGTGACGTATCGCCCATACTTAATGCTTTTGCAAAAAAAGGTACAAAGCCTCTCCCCTATCCTACACAGCCGTATGCAATAACCAAAGAGGAAGCCGAGCGTAGACGTGTAGAAAAGGAAAAAGCAGAGTACGAAAAGATGAAAGCAAAAACAGCCGCTTTTGCGAGTATGTTTAATGCTTCTTTAAACGCTCAAAGAAGGGAGGTTGAAAACGGTGAATGATAATGTTATTGATACTCTAACTATTAAAGTGGAGGCTGACACTAAAACAGCCACCAACGGTTTAACCGATTTACAGAAGACTCTTTCAAAATTTCAAGGCGTGTCTAAGACTTGCTCAACCTCTACAAACACAATAAGTTCGAGTTTCTCAAATCTTAAAGGTAAGTTGCATAGTACAACAGCGTCTTTTCGCAAAATAGTAAAAGTGTTTGGCGGTTGGTTTAATGAGACTAACGATTATGTTGAAGCACTTAACTTATTTAATGTAGCGTTGGGTGACTGTGCCGGAGCCGCAAAGGAGTACGCTGAGAGTGTATCAGCTATCGCGGGCATTGATATGAAGGAATGGATGACATATCAAGGCGCGTTTTATCAATTAGCCGACGGGTACGGTCTTGCTTCCGATGCTTCCGAAAGAATGAGCAAAAATCTAACGCAGTTAGCGTTCGACTTATCGTCTCTTTGGAATGTCGATGCAGAGACCGCCTTTCAGAAACTCCAGAGCGGTATGTCAGGACAGATTAAGGGGCTTAAAGTATGGGGTATTAACGTATCTGTTGCTCAGTTAAAAGAAACGGCTCTTGCTCACGGTATAGACCTCGCTACGTCAAAGATGACCGAAGCTCAAAAAGCAACGTTAAGATACGTAACGATTATGGAGCAAACGTCAAAGGCTCAAGGAGATATGGCAAGAACCATAGCCACCCCTGCTAACGCACTGAGGATCTTAAACGCTCAGTGGACGCAGGCGAAACGAGCAATGGGACAAGTTGTGAGTTTAGTTGCCGTTGAGGTTATTCCTTGGTTTCAGGCTCTTGTTCAAGTTATTAAAGAGGTGGCGGAGGTACTCTCGAAGAAGTACGAAACTCCTACCCCCGATTTAGAGGACATATCAAACACAACGATAGACCCCAAACCTTTTGATAAAGTTTCAGACAGTTTGGGAAAAGCGACCGAAAGTGCCAAAGAATTAAAAAAGACCATATTAGGCATTGATGAGATTAACGCTCTCACCGATAATTCGGTATCTTCTCCCGCGGCAGGCACAACCGGAGCAGGTAACGGTTACGCCTCCGATTTCGGGCTTGATTTAGGGAAATACGACTACGACTTTTTATCAGGTCTTGACAGTACCGACCTTGATGACAAAAAGAAAAAGCTCAAGGAAATATTGTCTTATGTAACGGCGATAAGTGCCGGTTTTGCCGCTATGGCAATATCTAAAAAACTAATAGACGGTATCAGTTGGCTCCAGAAAGCTTTAGGCGGTGTCAAAAGTCTTTCCTTGAATTGGTCGATTTTCGGAGCAGCCGCTTTCTTTTCGGACTTGGATAAGTTGAGACAGTACATCAAGGACATAGAGGATAACGGGGCTAACTGGTCTAATGTGTCAGGTGTGCTCGGCGAGTTTGCAGGTTCCATAGGTGACGTGCTTTTAGTGCTCGGTAAAACTGAGATAGCCGCTCCGCTTAAAGCGGTTCAAGGTATAACCGAAATTATTAACGGTGTAAAAGGTTTATCCGATGAAGATACCGAAAACGACATTGACAGCGCGTGTACTGCTATACGCGGCTTAGGTGATGTCGGTATCGCTATAGGAGCCGCAACTAAAAATATGACTTTGGCAGGAGCAAGCGGTGCTCTTGTAGGTCTTACCGGTATTGTCTCAGAGTTAAGTGAGAATTGGGAGGCAATTAAGTCCGGCGATTGGAGCGGTGTAGATAAGGTTTCTCTCGCAACAAATGCCGTGTATGTGTTAGCAGGTTTAGCAACTGCTCTTGGCGCATTCAATAAGGCGAAAGACGCGACCGACTTAACTAAAACAACAGAGAAACTTGATGAAGTTAAATCTGCTACTGAGTCTGTTAGCACTTCAACGTCCGCGTTGACCTCTAAACTGACTACCCTTGTTAAGAACCTCGGCTTGGGTTTGGTAGTAATAGCCGAAGTAGCAGTAGCAGCAGGACTAATTGTCGGTGCTATATGGGGCTTAGGGCTTATGTTACAGCAAGTCGGTGAGGCGTGGCAGCCCGTACTTGACAACGGCGAAACGGTCTTAACTGCGTTAGGGCTCGGCACGGCTCTACTGTTAGCGGTAGGAGTTGCGGTGGCAGCTCTCGGGAATACCGGGCTCGGAGGAGTGGCTACTTTAGGCGTAGGACTGTTAGCTCTTTTGGAACTCGACGCCGCTGTTTTGTTATTTGTCGCCGCTATTTGGGCAGTAGGTTATGGCCTCAACCAAATAGGGATAGTGTGGCAACCCGTTCTTGACAATGGCGAAACGGTTACCGCAGCTCTTGAGAGAGGTACTCTTTTATTGTTGGCCGTAGGTGTTGCAACGGCAGCTCTCGGAGCAATAACGGTAGCCTCAGCCGGCGCGCTTCCCGTCGCGGTAGGTCTCGGTACCGCTATGTTGGTGTTACTCGCTGCTGCATTTGTTGATTTCATTGCCAGTTTGGTTGTTGTTGCAGACCAAATAAGCGTTGAACTATACCCTGCATTTGAGCGAGTTAACAGCGTGTTGCCGAGTCTTACTACCGATATGAGCAATTTTAAAGACTTTATGGGTCAGTTTGCGTCAATGGCTGCATCTTATGCTGCCGATAGTGCCATAGCGGGACTTAGCAATGTTGTGGGTAACATTGTCAACTTATTCACGGGTGATCCTATACAGAGGTTTGCTGATAACGCCGACAAGCAGTATACACAGGCATCTAATTTGAACAAAAAGCTTCAGCTTGCTAATCCCGAATTAACCACAGCTATAGCTCTTCTTACTGCTTATAACAACTTGTTCTCAAGACTTGAAGCGTTAACAGGTCAAAATTCAAACATACAGTTGGCACAAGGTGTGTATGCGAACCTTAAAGAGGTCGGTAAAAAGCTTGTGACAGGTCTTGTGGACGGTATTAAGGGTGAAATGAGCTCTCTTAGTAATACGATGAGACGTCTCTTGAGCGATAATGTTTCCTCACGTGACGCTTCGTCTCTCGGTAAAGATTACGGCAGGGAGTTCGCCAGAGGTATATCGAGCGGCTTCAAGGGTGCGTCTTTCCCAACACTCCACGGTAACGTTGATGTATCTGCAAGCGGATATGTCAGTCTTTCCCTTAAAGCGTATGCAAAGGGTGGTTTTGTTGATAACGGTCAGATGTTCATAGCTCGTGAAGCCGGGCCGGAAATGGTCGGTACGATAGGCAATAAGACATCCGTCGCAAACAATGAACAGATTGTCAGCGGTATCGCACAAGGCGTTTCTGACGCTAACAGCGAACAAAACGCGCTTCTTCGTGAACAGAACAACTTACTCAGGCGTTTACTCGAAAAAGACCAAGCCGTAAGGGCTGTTATAACAGCAGGCGATGTTGTTGACGGTCTGAACCGTAAGAACCGTCGAGACGGTAAAGTTACCGTCCCTGTAGGATAAGGAGGTACAACGTATGGAATTTAACCCTATTAAAAGTGTAGACGGAAAAACTTGTCGTTGTCCCTCCTCTTATCAATGGAAGCTGGCTGACGTGTCAGCTTCCGACGCAGGGCGAACAGAAGACACAGTAATGCACAAAAATCGTATAGGTCAAACCGTAGGAATAGAACTGTCGTGGAATAACATATCGACACAAGAAGTTTCCGCTATTCTTAAGATGTTTAATCCCGAATACATTACCGTATGCTATCTGGACGCAATGGAGGGTGACTACATAACTAAAGTGTTTTACGTTGGAGACCGTACCGCGCCGCTATATAACACCCGTTTGGGGCTTTGGCAGAACGTATCTTTTAATTTAGTTGCGAGGAAGGGATGAGAGAGGATGTATAAGGTTTCGCAAGAGGTTATTCAACTTTTCAACAGCGGAAAAAAGCAGACTGTCGATATACAAGTAAAGCCAATCAGCGGTGAATCTTTTACCCTCTCATCCTCCGACATCACGAACGGTGGGTTTTCGGTAGATAGGTACTCTGTTACAGGAGATAAGATTGAAATAGGCTCTGTAGTCTCGGCAGAGTGCGACATTACGCTTGAAAATAAAGACGGTCGATTTGACAATGTGGTCTTTGAGGGAGCGGAGCTTGTTGTCAAGATTGGAATTAAGGATTGGGACGATAGCACAGCGGATATGCACTATGTGCCTTTAGGTGTGTTTATAGTAGACGCCCCTCCCCGAGCCTTGAACACCATATCTATAACGAGCCTTGACAGAATGGCGCACTTTGACCGAACCGTATCTGACGCAGATTTAGCGGAGCTGTTTTACAATGCTCCCACCATAGCGGAGCTTCTTGTCAGGTTGTGCAACAAATGCGCGGTATCTTTAAGTACTACTCCGAGCACTCTGCTGAACTCCGATTATATAGTTACAGAGAAACCTACTGATGAGAACTTGACATATCGACAGATTTTAAAGTGGATATGCGAGATTACAGGTACTTGCGGTTATATGGACTGGGACGGTAAGCTTAGGCTTGAGTGGTACAACAATCAATCCGACATAACTATAACCCCCTCTATACGTTACAGTAGTGACGTAGCAGAGAACGATATAACTCTGTCGGGCATTGAAGTTGATGTGACCGACAGTGAAGTATACAAAACTTCACCTTTTACAGATGATTACGCCATTGCTATATCCGATAACAGTCTAATATCGAATGGTGAGCCGGTCGCAAGCGGTCTGTCACAGCGAGTAGGTCTTACCTATCGTCCTTTTTCAGCCAAAATAAAATCCGCTCCATATCTGTACCCTATGGACGTTGTTGCTTTTCAAACCAAAGTACCGGACGGAGACACCATAGACACAGAGTCTGACGCGGTTTTGACGACCGAGGACGGAGTTAAGCTAACCACCGAGGATTACAGCGAGAGCAAGAGCGTAACTACTATATTAACTAATGTTAATTATACGCTGAACGGTGCTACCAATATATCTGCTAAAGGGGAAACACAGGCACGTGGTGGTTACGCCGCCCAAGGTAGCCTTACATCTCAACAGAAACTAATAATCAAGAAACAGCAGAAACAGTTAGATAAAACCGCTTATGACCTCTCTATACAGGAGAAAGCTACGGATTACCTCAACAACGCTGCTGCAATGTCGTTAGGATTGTTTCACACAGAAGTGACAGACGATACAGGCGCAATAACGTACTATTGGCACGACGCTTCAACTCTTGAAGAGTCACAGTACATATGTATGAGGAACGCTGCAGGCTCTTTCACAACGTATAGCGGATGGAACAACGGTTCACCCGTATGGGGTTCCGGGACAGACAAGTACGGTAACGCTCTATTCTCGCTATTAGATACAATAGGTATTCAAGCTGAATGGATAAGAGCGGAGAGTATTACTACAGACAAGATGTCTATAGGTCAGCCGGAACGCGGAACTAACCTTGTATTAGACTCGTCTTTTGAGGCTAACGCGTTGTACTACGATGCTACTCTTAACGAGTCGGGAGAAGCTGTAGACTATGAACATAACGAGTATTGGAACTTTGCAAAGTGCGGATTAGGTGATAACTACGACCCTGTCCCGTTCGCCGGAGTAGACGGACATTCGGGGGAAGCCCCTCGCGAGGGTGCTGGATTTGACAACGGCAAAGCCCACATTGATACCTTTATAGGCAAAAAGAGTGAGTTAAGTGCTGTGAGTGACAGCGCGTTCGGATATTCAACCCGTAGTCCTTTTCCGATAAACGTTACTACACATTGTCTATCGTTTTATTACCGTATCAAGACTCACAAAACGGGTACTATATCGTCATCAGCCACAGCTACTGGACAAATACTTGTTAAACTGCAATGGCTCAACGAGCAAAAACAGGTGCTGAGCACGTCTTCGTACCCCGTGACTTATACGGATAGCAATAACACTTTGTGGCAGAGAGTACATACCACAATTACCCCTCCGAATAGCACGGCTTACTGTAATCTGTTAATAGCTGCACATTGTGACAGTATTACCTCTACTGACGATAGTATAGCCTATTTCGATTTGGACGGCATACTTTTCGAGGAGGGGTTAACGCTTAACAATTGGACGTGTGCTCCCTCTGAGGTCTCGCGTAACGGCGTATTGATAGACAGTAAGGGTCTTAACGTATCCGACGGTAAAATCAAATTAACTGACAGCGGTAAGCGAGATGTACTATATACGGATGGTAATCAGATACTCCAACACAATGGTGGCGTGACAGTCGAAAAGTACAACCCTACACCCGATGAAGAGACAGGAAAAAAGGACATAGCGTTGAGGATGTCTCTTAACCCAGTCCAATTTAGCGATAGCGGACAAAGAGGTAGTGTATTAGGTGCAACGTTCGAGAGTTTTGATGAAAACGGAAGCGTAACGAACCTTGGGTACATAGGCATTAACAGCCCGGCGGATAATTCGTCTGGGGGCTACAACGCTCATCCCGACGCTGATAAATATCGTCCAATCACGTTTGAAGCCCCTAACGGGTTTGTTTTTGGAGATGGCAGCACCAAAGGTAACCCCATAATGACTGCGCCCACTATTCTTACATACGGAGAAAATGCTAACGAACTCATCGTGCCCGGTTATTATCATATGGAGAGCAACGTTGTTGCAGGCAGTATCTCTAATTTACCGGAGCTGAATGACGGTACTAAATATAATACAGCAGGGATTATCCGAGTCGAAGAAATAGGCCACACAAAATGGTTGGTGCAGACGTATTTTCCACAGATTACGAACACAGGGCGCGTGTTTATGCGCAGTGCTTCTTATGACGGCAAGGTGTATACGTGGGGCATATGGCATCAGTTCTGCGCCGGGGAAGATGAAGCTCCGATTATTAACGCTAAGCAGATTACCGCAGATGGCGGCTATATCTCGGGCAACCTTATAATAGGCGGAACTTGCACGGCCGCGGCGTGGCAGACCACATCAGACCGAGACAAAAAGAAAGATATACGTTCAGTTGATGAGATAAGTGCTATCGCCAAGATTAACCAGTTACACTTCTATACTTACTCGATGAAAGATAGTGACACTCACATTCCGTTGGGTATTATGGCTGACGAAGCACCGAACGAGATATTAGGTGCTGACAGGAAGTCTATTAACTTATACTCTTATATTACTCTCTGCGCTAAAGCCGTACAGGAACTGTCGGATGAAGTCGCAAATTTAAAGAGAGAAATAGAAAAATTAAAAGGAGACGATAAAAATGGCTAAGATTTCGGAACTCCCTAATAGTGCTACCCCATTAACGGGAGAAGAAACTTTCCCGGTGGTGCAGCTCGGTACTACGAAAAAAGCCCGAATCAGGGACATTCAAATGACCGTTGACACCGAAATGTCAGACACAAGCGAAAACCCTGCGCAGAACAAGGTCGTTAAAGCTTATGCCGACGGCTTGTCAAAGTACAGAATTATAAGCGATGTGACTATAACCGAAGATATTGACACCTATACAATATCACAAGATAGCAACGGCAATGCGTTCGATTTGCGGAAAATGTTTTTCTTGTTTATCGGAAAATTTAACGCGGCCTTAAGCAATAAAGCGTTGTCGCTACGAACTAACGACGGGTATCAATACTTGATGTATAGAGGCTACACACTTGCTGAAGATCACGAGTGCGCTTTTTGGCTCGAAGCCGAAAATTTCTTGCGAACGGAAAAAAACAGCGGAATTAAAAGCACATATTCGGCTACATTGCTTCAACAATTCACTAATGGACTTGCTCAAGGCTTAAGTGGAAATAATGTTGCTGTAAATTCTGACATCTCGTTACAGAAAAGACACCCAAATTATCCGCATCCGATGAGTAAAATTATATTTGGCGTCCACGACAGTACTATAAAAATGAAATCGGGAAGTCGTTTTATACTTCTCGGCATTGATTATTGAGGAGGGCTGAATTATGCGAATGTACGACAACGGCATATACAGAGATATGACCGAGGAAGAAGAAGCCGCTGTAATGGCGGTCACAGAGCAGGAAGAAACAGCAAACAAAGACGGTTTAACGTCTCTTGCCGAGGGTTTAAGCACGGCGACATCACTCGCACAGGTGCGGTCGGCGGCTAAGTCCGTTCTTACAGATGAAAGCGAGGGAACAAATGAGTGACGCGGTAGCTGTCGCGCTTATATCGGGCGGTCTCGCCCTCTTAGGCGTGATTATAACATCAATAAGCACCTCTCGCAGAATGACTGCACAGCTTGAACGTAATCAGGCTGTGACGGACACGAAGTTAGAAGAGCTCACACGCGAAGTAAGAATGCACAACAACTTTGCGCAGCGCATACCCGTAATCGAGCGCGACATAAAAGTCATAAATCATCGTATAGACGATTTAGAAAAATATCACAAAGGAGACTAAAATTATGAAAATCAATTTAAAGCAAAGATTTAAAAACAAGACGTTCGTTGTATCATTGGCAACACTCCTCTTAGCAACCGTGTATCAGATACTCGGTATGTTCGATGTCGTACCTAAGGTAAGCGAGGACACATTGACGGGTGTCTTAATGCTCGTCGTCAACTTCTTATCCGCACTCGGAATACTCATCGACCCGACAACTGAGGGCTTGAACGATAGCGCAAGAGCTCTCACATATGGAACGAAATACGATGTAAGACAGAACGAAGAAACGGGCGGATATGTGGCAGGAATGCTTTTTTCCGGTCGTAACCGCGTAACTCAGCCGTACACCTATAACGTCAATACCAAAAAGGGACACGGCGGCATTGACATTGTCGGAGACGATGATAGAACTGTCCACGCGGTAGAGGGCGGCACCGTGTCAATGGTTTCCGTCTGGGACGGCAAGACCAAAACAGGCACACAGAGCTACGGCAACCTTGTTGTTATAACCGATTCAACCGGCAAGCGGCACTTTTACGCGCACCTTGCGTCTATCTCTATGCGTAAGGGCCAGAGGGTATCTGCCGGTGATGTTGTCGGCATAATGGGAAATACTGGCAACAGCTACGGCGCACACACTCATTACGAGGTTCGCACCGGTCAAGGCACGGTTACACGTATCAATCCTGCCGAGTTCTGCGGCGTTCAGAACGCCAAGGGTACATATGTGAACAATGAGTCTACTGCTTCACCTGCTCCGTCACACAGAGGCACAGCCTACACAATGACGTGCAAAATGTTATACGTCCGAAAAGGCCCGTCTGTAAGGTATCGCCGAGTCGGGCAGTTCTCGCGAGGCGAGATATTCTATGTCGTGGCTCGTCGAGGCAATTGGTGCCAGCTTGAAAGCGGCAACTGGATGTGTGCCGGAAAGTATCTTAAGAGAGTGTAA